CAGGACTTTCGGGATCTGGTGTATCGCTACGCTGTGGTGGACCTCGATATGTCAACTCCTCAGATCCTCGTGGGGTTGAGCAAGCGGGCGAAGCGAGGCCGCGTCGATGCTGCACGGTTGGCATTGGAGTTGACGGGTCGCCACAGCAAGGAGGACAGTTCAGCGCCGGTGAACGTCACGGTCAACCTGGCCAACGTTGCGAGGCCTGAGTGATCGGCTATCAGGCCTCTGGTGATTCCACTGCAGTGGGTTCTAAGTTGGTGGGCCGCACTGCACCCAAAAGCTATAAGGCCGGGCACTCCACACACGAAAGGGCGCCTTGCGGGCGCCCCTTCGCGTTCGGCCTACGCCTTTTTGGAGCCTGCCTTGTTCTTGGCAAACACCTTGCGGGCGTCAGCCGCGACCTTCGCGGTGATGACCCACGACGTGTTCTTGGCCTCAGCCGCGCGAGCATGATCCTTGCGCAGCCATGCCCGGAGCACCTTCGGGCTGATGCCCAGCTCCTTCGCGAGTTCGGACGGGGTGTAGGTTTTTGCTGCCATTTTGTCACCTCCCTTCGTGCCTTCGTGGTATACAACGTTCACAGCACGATTGTATCGCATATGGCTGCCGCGAACACCGCATCGGCAGATATTTACAAAAGGTTTACAAGTCGCCGCGGTAGCTATATGGCCGGTGGGTTCTTAGTTAGTGGGCCCGACCGGTGTGGGCGCTCAGTTAGTGGGCCACGCCGCGCGCGGCTAAAAGGCCCCGGAGGGCCTTCAGCCGGTAGGTCACGGAAGTGGATGACCTACGGAGTACAGCATGCTGCTAAGGCATGCGAGGATGAACACGACATCCCAGAAGATGTCGGTCTTGGTGCGCTTGCGCCGCATCTAGAACCTCCTCGTGATAAGTTCGAGTTCGGCGATCCTCGACTTGTACCCGCGAACCTCAAGTGCGTTCCCGGCGTACGGTTCGAGCTTCTTGATCTCGAGGCGCAGTGCAGCGAGCCTCTCGTAGATGTAGTTCCTGAGTTCTTCGTTCACGGTGTTCCTTTCGGTGGGTGGGTGGGGCGCAGGACTTCGAATATCCTGCGCCCCGATGTAGAACCTAAGCGCAGACGCGCGGGGTGTCTCTCCCCGCGCGCTGCTATGACGGATGCGAGAACGCGCTACTTGGCGCGATTCTTCGCGAACTGCTTGCGACACTTCGCAGCAACGTTCGCGGGAATCACCCAAGACGTGTTCTTCGCCTCGGCGGAGCGAGTGTGCTCCTTCCGAAGGTACGCACGAAGTACCTTGGGGGAAATCCCCAGTTCCTTCGCGAGTTCCGTAGGCGTATACGTCTTCGCGGCCATTTTCGTCACCTCCTTTCATCGCGTGTTCGTCGTTCACAACGTCATGATACAGGGCAATTGTGTGTAAATCGTTAACAAAATGTACGGGGTTTGTTAATGTTTCCATCGTGCCGCGATCGATCCCCCCTGCCCGCACGCGAAGGAGGAATTCGGATCCGATTTGATTTGCGCGGAGCGAAGCGAGAAGGACGCTCTACAGCCTGCTAGGTTAGAGCTACGTACGAGGAGAAAGACGTGAAGATCTCAGATATGCAGCTGTTCCTACTCTCCATCACGTTCCTGGCCACGATAGCTCTGATCGCGGGTATCGTGTTGGTCGCCAAGGGCTACAGTTCATCCGCTCCGTTTTCGATAGCAGCTGCCTGCGTTGGCGTGTTGGGTACGCTTGCAGGTGAGCGCTTCATCCTCGAATCCCAGAGGAACAACCATGGCTCGTAGAGTCCACAGTGTGTTCAAGCCGCCGAAGGCCAAAGGCGTCGGCCCGGCAAGTTGGTCATCCTCTGTGGGCAAAGCGACTAACGTCTGGCGCAATCCCAAGAAGCCCCCTATCAGGAAAGGATGGAAACCGTATGGCGGGTGAGTACAGCCAGGATGACGGCATGGAAGGTGGGGCTGATCCCTGCGGTTGCCGCGGAGGTGGGCCCGACGTGCGGACTGGAACCTACGACGGCGATGCTGATGGAGGCATCCCGGGCGGGGGCAACAGTCCCGACTACGCTGGGGCCCCGGGTCTCGGCGGCGACGTCCAGACAGGCATGGTGAGCGACAATACCGAAGGCGGTGCAGATCCAGCCGGTTCCACCGGCGGTCAGCCTCGCCCGGAGGAGTGGATCAAGTGATCGCGTTGCTTCTCTCACTCCTCGCCGGATGGGTGATGACCACCTACGACCAGTACAGCGCGCTCGCAGGCGTAGGCGTCCGACGCGCCACGGCCAAGAACCTCTCTGTGGGCACAGGCGTCACCACCAACTTCGACTGCCTCACGCTGAACTGGGACATCCTCACCGTGAACGCGGATCTGACCGCGACCGCTGCTGGTGATCTCGGGATCGCGGTCTTCGCTTACGGTCCCACAGGCGTGCTTTCGACCACACCGCTCACAGCTGTGGCAGGCGTAGGCTACGCTCCCACGCTTGCGGGTGGTCACAGCACCGCTATTCAGCAGTACAACGTCCAGGGCATCGAGAAGGTGCAGGTGCAGCTCAAGAACAACAACGCTGGCACTCAGACGCTGAACGCGACGTGCCGCACTGAGGACATCTAGTGCCCCAAACCGCCACAGTAGATCTCCCGTATCGGCCGAATCCCAAGCAGCAGGAGTTCCACGGCTTGAAGGCTAAGTACAGGGGATTCTGTGGCGGGTGGGGAAACGGCAAGACGACGGGTGGGTGCGTTGAGTTCTTCCTGCGACTCATCGAGTTCCCCGGCACCAACGCAATCGTAAGCAGAAAGACCCGACCGGAGTTGAAGGCAACCACATGGGACATGTTGGTAAATGGCGACACGCAAGACACCGGCTGGACTGGGATTCCGAAGTCGACGATTCGGACCTATCGAGTCAGCGACCTCTACATCGAGTTGGTGAATGGGAGTCGAATCCATGGCCTACCCCTCGACGACCCAGCGAAACTGGAGAACTACAACCTTGGCCTTTTCCTGCTCGACCAAGCGGAGGAAGTGGAGGAGGACATTCTCCTGAAGATCCATGGCCGTCTTCGTCAGAACCACTCCCCTCGGGAGGGGTTACTCCTGTTCAACCCGAACGGCCATAACTGGCTGTGGCGCAGATTCATCGACCCCGAGAGACCGCATCAGTGGCGCAGTCGGTACAAGTGCATCGAAGCCACGCCGTTCGACAATCCGAACCTACCCGACGACTACACCGAGCAGTTCGAAGGTCTACCGCAGCACTGGTATGACCGCTTCGTACTAGGGAGCCACGATGTCTTCACAGGACAGATCTTCGTCGACTACAACCCGGAAGTCCACGAAATCCCTCCATTCCGTATCCCTTCCGACTGGGAGCGATGGTGGTGTTTCGATCCGGGTATGCGGCACGAGGCATGCTCTTTCTGGCTCGCCCGTGACTATGACGGTAATTGCTACGTCTACCGAGAAATCCTAGAGCCCAACCAGACCATCGAGTGGTGGGCGCAAACCACGTTCGCAGCGGAGGCAGATGATGACTGGGGTGGTCCTGACGAGGAAATCTTTCGGCGTCTCGTGGGACCCGAGTCCCGACAGCGATCCCAGAACGACGGAAAGTCTACCTATGACCTCTTGGGAGAAAACGGTCTCTATCCTGAGTTCTCTGATCGCGACCCCGCCGCCCGGATATCCAGGATCACTGAGTACCTACGACCCAGCCCTGGACACCTACATCCTTTCGGGCATGTGGGAGAGTCCGACGCTCAAGGAGCGCCGCGACTTTATATTTTCCGCGACGATGAGTCGGTGCCGAAGCTTCGAGAGTATCTTCCTCAGTATCGATGGAAGCCGCAGCGCACGAACTTCACGGAGGAAGACTCTGCAGAAAAGCCGCGCAAGAAGGACGACCACAACATCGACTGCCTGGGACACATCCTCGTCGCTATGGATGAGCTTCCTGACCCTCAGGTGGCGAGCCGGCCTCGCACCGCTGCTGATCTGGAGGCCGAATGGTTGGACGCCCACTTCGATGCAGAGCTTGAAGAAGCCGTCGAGAGATCGCTTGCTCGCGGTTACCGACCCGGTCAGTACGCATCCAACGTAAGCTGAGAGGAGGCAACATGAGCGAAGAGACACCGAACGAGCCCGAAGAGGAGCCGGGCATGACGGAGGCCGAGCACGAGGCCGCGACTCCCGCAGAACCGCCGGAGCAGGACACACCCGCTGAGGGTGAGCCCGAGCATCCGGAGGAGATCCCGGACACGGGCGAGACTGATGAGCCTGACGCGTAAGTGGATCCCGTCGCCGAACTACTCCTCTCGGGGTGGTTCGGCGGTGCGGCTCATCGTCATCCATACGGCGGAAGGCGCCACGACTATCGAGTCGCTCGGCAACTTCTTCAAGAACCCCAGCTCGCAGGTCTCTAGCCACGTTGGCGCCGACGACAAGAAGGGGGTCATCGGCGAGTACGTCAAGCGTGGCAACAAGGCATGGACCGCTGCCAACGCCAATCCTGTGGCAGTGCAGATCGAGTTGTGCGCGTTCGCCAAGTGGTCCACTGCTGAGTGGAACAAGCACCCCAACATGCTCGACAACTGCGCTCGGTGGATCGCCGAGGAATCGAAGGCGTTCGGCATCCCGATCACCTGGCTCAATTCCCAGCAGGCCCAGGGGAGCGGCAGGGGCGTTACAAGCCACAATAACCTCGGTTCCTGGGGCGGTGGTCACTGGGATCCGGGTGGATCGTTCCCACAGGCGCAGGTCTTGGACCTCGCGCGCAAGTACGCAGGTCAAAGCGGTGGCGGAGGAGGAGGCTCATCAGATATGGGTTACCCACAGTGGTTCTGGGACTGGGCTCAGTGGTACTACACCACGGATCGCGATCCCAAGAAGCGACCCGCCGCAGCGCCTCAGAAGATCCCGCAGTGGGCGTGGGACGGCGGCGAGGACCTCGACCGGATCGCCAAGCGCAAGGGCATGACGAGCGGCGAGAAGGAATGGATGGACTGGCTACGTGGCGGTAAGAAGGGGCCGCGTCCGAAGGTGCCGGAGACCATCCCGCCGTTTTGGTGGAACGACAACGAGTACGTGATCGCGCAGTCATGAAGCATGCTCGCAGCCAGTGTCACAGATGTGGTGCTCAGTGCTTCCTCCTCGTTGGTGGTTGCGCTGGTCGCTCTAGCTGTGGCACTGGCTCGGGTGCGAGAGCGGGTCGTTCGCCTCGAGGAATGGGTCCGACGCTACGAAAAGGAGGAGTCCGACCTTGAACCATAACATCAGTCTTGTAGACCGCATGACCCTACCACCTGCTACTTGCATGAAGTGTGGCTGTGGTAACGTGCCTGATGGCGACACGGGCGAAATCGGTCCGTTCCTCGACCTCGGCTTGGAGTACAACTGGGGCGACTCGGGGTACCTCTGCATGAAGTGCGTAGCCGAGATGGCAGTGATCGCCGGCTGGATCAGCCCCGACAGGGAGAGGGACCTCCGAAGGCAGATCAAGCGCCTCGAGAAGAAGCTACACGACAAGGATGCGGAGATCGACGTCCGCGCTCGTAGAGAAGCGACAGCGATTCGCCGCGCACGAGCAGTAGAGTCCCTGACATGACTTGGGCGATCCTAGGACTTCTCGTCGTCGTTGTGGGTGTATTCTCGTTCAGCGTGTTCCTGATGCTGTCAAGCGTCTCTCAAACGCTTTCCAACGCACTCTCAACGCTCGAACGAGTGCACACGAACGACGGGAAGCGAATCGACTCCATCCTCGACCGACTCATGGCCATGGACTTCGAGTCCTTCAAGCAGTATCAGCTCGCTGAGGAGGCTGATGAGGGAGGTCAGGAGACGTTCGATGAGGAGCCTAGCGTCCACTTGGAGGTGCCTGGCATCACCCGAAGCTACGGTGAGGCGGATTTGGTAGCTGCGGCGGCTGAGCGACAGATGCTTCGAGAGGACTTTCCTGAGGAGGAGGAGGTCTAGGCGTGAGAATCGGCGAGTGCCACAGCGATAAGGACCTCTTGAGTGCGCTGGATGCTGCGCGAGAGAGGCGATTGAACGCCAGGAGGGGCTGGGAAATCCTCTGGTGGAACAACTTGGCGCTCGTGAACGGCGATCACTACGCCAGTTGGGACCCCCTGAGGGCGCTGTACATAGACCGCGATCCCACTTTCGACCCTGTGGTGGACGCGAAAGAGAAGAAACCGAGGATGGTGATCAACCATGCGCTCTCAGTCGCGCGAACAGAGCTCTCAAAGCTTACCAAGTCCAAGCCAATCACGGACGTCATCGCCAATTCCGACGATCCGAAGGACTTGGCGGCCGCCAAGGTCGGTCGTAGCGCCCTCGATTACGCCGAATGGAAGTTCAAGCTCCCCAGAATGCGGAAACAAGCGCTCTGGTGGATGATTCAGTGCGGTGTCGGGGCGCTGTACATCGGTTGGGACGCGCTGAACGAGGAAGCAGGCACCATCGACTACATCATTGACCCCGCAACGGGGGAACCGACGTTTTCACCGATCCGCAAGCGCGAGATTCAGGCGATGGCCGACAGTGGAGAGATCGACGAAGTGCCCGAAATCCACATGCCGATGGGGGATCTCGAGTACAAGGTCTACTCACCCTTCCAGTTGCTGCCTGACGACACGGCGCTGGACTTCGATCAGCTCCACGAGATCATCACCACAGAGGTGGCGGACATCGACGTGCTCAAGGGCGAGTACGGCCGCTCTGCGAGGGACATTCAACCTGAGCAGGTGAACCTCGGGACGATGGAGAAGCGCGCGATGCAGCGTGCGGGCTGGGCCCCGATGCAGAATGCCTACAACTTGGACAATGCCTGCTACGTCCACACGTTCTGGTTGGAGCCGAACACCTACCGTGGTAATTCCTACCTCGAGAACGGCAAGTACATCCGCTGGTCGCAGAACAAGATCCTCGATGCGAGTCCAGGGTTTCCGTTCCAGGATGGTCGGCTGCCGTTCGTGTTCTTCCAGCACATACCGCGAGCTACGAGTATTTGGCCGGATACGGTCATTAACCACATCAGGGGACCGAACCTGGAGGTGGACAAGATTGTCTCGCAGCTCATCGAAGCGAAGGACTACATGGCAAACCCGATGTGGCGCGTGGCGACCCAGCAGAAGGTCAAGGGTCAGATCGTCGCCAAAGCGGGGTCCATCCTGAGGTATGTGCATGTGCCGAACGTGCCGCCTCCGGAGCCGATTCAAGGTCTCCAATTGCCCGCGCAGGTGGAATCGCTCCTCGCCGGCCTGCGTGAGCAGATCATGGAGATATCGGGGCAATCTGAGGTCGCGCACGGTAACGTGCCTACTGGAGTGAGAAGCGGTGTCGCTGTCGCCTATCTCCAGGAGGAGGACGATACGAAGATTGCCCCGACCATCGACAACATGGAGCAGGCCATCGCACTCGAGGGCTCACTCACGCTCGAGCGATTCTCACAGTTCTATGTGGTGGATCGCATCATCCAGTTCTACCGGCCCGATGGTCGCTTCGATGCCATGAAATTCAAGGGGGCCAACCTCAAGAATAATACCCAGGTCATGTGCCAGGCGGGCTCAGCGATGCCGCGAAGTAAGGCTGCGAAGCAGCAGTACACGCTGGAGCTCGTGTCTCTGGGTATTCTCACTGATCCTGAGCAGATCGAAGAGATGCTTGATATTGGTGCTGGCCAACCCAGCATCAAGGATATGAACATCGCGCAGGCCAACCGCGAGAATAACATCATGCTGCATGGTCTAGCGATGGGTATGTTCCATCTCCAGCGCAATCCGTCGCCCGAGCAACTTGAGCAGACCGTCAGTGCTGCGGTGCCGGTGAAGGCGTGGCAGGACCACGCTACCCACATCGAGCACCACACCATGCAAATGATGGATGAGGAGTTCGACCGCCTTCAAGTGTCTAACCCCGGCATAGTCCGGCTCTTCGACGAACATGTTGCCTTGCATCAGAAAATGATGGCTGACCAACAGGCAGCCGTCGCGCAGGCGCAAGCAGCTGCGAAGGGAGCACCGGAGGGCGTTGGCGGGGTACCAGCGGGTAATGGTGCACCGCCGGTTCCAGGCATGACTAGGCAATCCACAGCTGTGCCGGATATCATCGGGGGAGGTCAAACCTCGATGATAGCACGCCGTGAGCCGAGTTTGCCTGGCGGGCAACCTACGAGGCCGGCGAGGTAGTCATGCCGTACGCCAACATGCCTAAGTCCATGTGGGCGCGGATGGACCGTTGCGTGAGCGACGTGAAGAAGAAGGGCAAGGGCAAGAATGCCTACGCCATCTGCTATTCGTCCATCATGGGTTCAGACGTAGCATCCGCTGCGAAGACGAGGTTGAAAGGAGGCAAGTAGTGTCCGAAGTGGATTACAGCGACTACTCGAAAGCGGAACTCCAGGCCGCTGCCGACGAAGCCGGCGTCGAGTACAGCGCTGACGACACCAAGGCGGAGCTGATCGCCAAGCTCGAAGACGCCGAGGCGGGGGATTCCGAGGAGGCCGACGAGACTCCGGACGAGGAAGCTGCTGAGGATGCAGCACCAGTCGAAGGGGTCGCATCGTTCGCCTCGGAGGACTTCCCCGAACTCCGACCAATCGAGCCGGACGTGGCGGACATCCCGCCCGAGGAGTACGACGGTGAGATCACTCCGCCGCTCAACGCCGAGTCGTGGGTGATCCTCGACGGCTCACACCCCGACATTGGCGAGCGCTGGGACGGCAAGATCGCGTCTGTACTCAGCTGGCCCGTCAGTACTGAGCACGATCCCGACACGGGTGAGACGAAGGTCTACACCTCGCCCGACGGGTATTACCTCGTACAGGAGCGCAGCCAGGGCGCACGGTTCTCGGTCCAGGCTGACGCCTTCAAGTCGATCCACACGAACGGCCGGCCCGAGGTTCTAGGGTTTGCCTAAGGATCTTCGCAACCTGAACGAAGCCCTCGAGGAGCTTGACCGCATCTCGATGCACACCTCGCAGGGCTCGTTCGTCAAGACGGAGGACGTAAAACGCCTCCTAACGGAGCGGCGCGAGATACTCGAATCTGAGGTGAGTGATCGGATCGAAAAGCGTATCCCGTACCGCATGAAGCCGGATAGGGCACGACGCCTCGCTATGCGTGACGAGGAACTGCAGAAAGCGCACCCGTCACCTGGTCCACGCGAGGCTGGTAGGTCCGTGCCGGCAGGCCCACCCGCCAACGAGGGCGTTAAATCGTAGGCCAAAAGGAGAAACATGGGTGAGATGGCAGACAGAATGCAGGCCGCAATCGAAGCCGATGGTGGTGTCGAAGGCGACGCTGCAGTACCGGGTACCGGAACGGAGGACACACCGACTACGCCGCGGGGCGATAACACCGATACCGGTCGGAGTGGACCCCCTGAGACGATTCCGTACTCCCGATTCCAGGAGGTAAATAGCCAATACCAGGCCCTCAAGCAGTACGAGGAACTGGCGCAATATGGCATCGAACCGGACTCCGCGGTTCGCTTGGCGAACTTCGAGGCTGCTTATGTCCAGGACCCCAAGGGCATCATCAGCTCCCTGATCGACGGTCAACAGGACTTGTCCGACGAGACGAAGGCTGCGATGAGGTCACTCTTGCAGCAGGAGGCTCGTGCTGGCGCTCAAGACCTCGAAGACGGGGAGCAGAATGGTGCTGCTGCAATTCCTCCGGACGTACAGCGGCGCCTCGAGCAGGTCGACCAGATCATGCAAGAGCGTGAGGCTGCCGATCAGCAGGCGAGGCTAGACATCGTGGTTCGTCACTGGGACGGCTTGGACAAGCAGGATGGTGTCGATGTTCCCGAACGTACGAAGCTCGTGTGGATCTCTGCCGCCGCTGCGCGTGGTGGATTCGAGACTCTGGAGCAGCTTTCCGAAGCTGCGAGAACTTCGTACTTCGAGGACCGCGACCACACCTTGGGATCGGCCGTTCAGTCGAGAGACACGGGAACGCCTCGCACGGTGCCCGGTAGTGCAGCTGCGCCTTCGCCCCCGGAGGAGTTCAAGGACTTCGGTGCTGCGAACAAGCAGATCATGGCGGACATCAAGGCTGGGCGTCTACCCGGAATGGAAATGGAGAGCTGATGGCACTTGCGTACTCAATCAAGGGCCGCGGTTCGTCAGGGGACATGCACGAGAGGCTAGTCGACATCACCTTCGACAACGCCTACCCGTCCCCGGGTGGTTGGTCAGTCAGCCCTCAGGGTTGCGGCCTTGGCTTGAACGGTACGGTCCTATTCGTGGATATGCCGGCTGCGAAGATCGGTTATGTCCTCGAGTATGACGCCGTGAACAACAAGATCAAGGCCTACCAGAACGGGGCTGGCAGCTCACCAAACGTCGAGCTGTCGAACAACTCAGCGGTCCTGAACGGTGTAGTTGCCCGTGCACTGGTCATGGGCAAAGGCTCTCCCGGATAGGTAAGGAGCTGAGATGGTACAGACTACCACATCAGCTGACGCGATCCTCCAGAACTACTACCTCCCTGTGGTACGGGAGATGGTCAACCAGCGTGCCATCCTGCTGTTCGGGTACACGCCGGCAGAGCTGGAGGCTGGGGCAGGCACGATGAATGCTGCCAACGGCGAGACGATGAGCTACCAGGGCATCTCCAAGGATGCGGACGTGGTGGACTTCGCTGGCCGGCAGTGGGTCATCGCGCTGCACATCACCCGCAACGAGTCAGGTACGGCTCGCGCGGAGGGATCGACGCTGCCTACACCGGGTCAGCAAGGATGGGCGGACATTCTCGACAAGGTCCGCAAGGAGTACAAGCAGATCCAGCTCACTGGCTTCTCGATGGAGGTCACTGAGCGGAACTTGGGCGCGTACCTGCGTCTGCTCGAAGCGGAGACCGTTGGTGCGGTCAACGACCTCCGCAAGGACATGAACCGCCAGGCGTTCGGCGATCAGCGCGGCACCCTGTGCCAGATCACCGCTGACGGCTCGAACACCGTGACGGTGGACAATCTGCAGTACCTGCGCGTGGGCATGTACGTGGACATCGTGAACCAGAGCACTGACGCTGTCCTCGCTACGCGCGTCCAGATCACTGCGATCGCCACGGGCACCAGGGTCGTGACCTACTCGGGCTCGGACGTCACCGCTGTGCCGGGTACCCACGTCCTAGCGGTCGAAGGAAACTGGAAGCAGGAGATCAACGGACTGCGTAACATCATCCGCAGCGACCTCTCCCAGAACTTCATCCTGCACTCCATCGACGCGTCGGTGGCAGGTAATGAGTACTGGAAAGCGAAGCAGGCGGATGGCGGTAACACCACCTTCGACGAAGATGCGGGCCAGCTGTTGCTGGACCAGATCGGCGCCGAGGGCTGGGAGACGCAGATTCTCCTGACCACGCGCGGCATCCGTCGTCGGTACGTGAACACGCTCAAGGCCCAGAAGCGCTGGAACGACTCGCTGGCTGGGACGATGCATGGCGGGTTCAAGTACATCGACTACAACGGCTTCCCGTTGATGTTCGACGACGACTGCCCGAAGCAGTACATGTTCTTCCTCCGCCCGGACGACTTCCTGTGGGTGCAGCTCAACGGGAACGACTTCCGGTGGATGAACAGGGACGGGGCCATTCTGCGTAAGGTCGAGAACCCCGACACTGACGCATACAAGGCCACCCTCTACAAGTACTGCGACCTGGGTTGCTTCCGGCGTAAGACGCAGGGGGCAATCTACAACCTCGCGGACGACATTCCGTAGTCCTTCCCTACGGGATAGGAGGCGGACGATGGAAATGCTTCCCATGAAGGCTTGGTACAACCACGAACACGGTGTCATCGAGCTTGAAGACGACGTACTTTCCATCGTCCGCCAAGTCCGGGAGCTGTATGGCCGGCGGATCACGATCGAACTCCTCCCTGGCAACTCGGAGCCATACGCCTTCGTAGAGCACTCTGAAGACGGTGTTGATCGACTCATATTCACCGTCGAAGAGCTTGATCCTCGCGCTCTAGAGCGTCTCCTGAGATCTGACAGTCACAGCCGCGCATACGTCGACCCATATGAAGCGCAAGAGGCGGAGCACGATCGTCTCCAGGAAGCGAAGGATGAGCATAGTAGGGAACAGCTCGCCGAAGTCGCTGAGGAGATGGCGTACGCGCTCCAGAGAGAAGGTCGTGCTGACTCCTTGCCCCTCACTGTGGGCCTGAATAAGGGGAAGACGCAGCGTGCCCGACGCTAACGGTAAACTTGAACTTCAGGACTACGACCTCGCACTGGTAGCGCGTGGGTTCGACGGATTCCAGCCCAACGAGCGGTACCAGATGATTAACCTCGGTTATCGGTACGTAGCTCGTGCCTACCCGTGGGCGTGGGCCATGTCCCAGAAGACGTTCTCGGTGAACCCGGGTGATCCCCCGATTCCGGTATCAGGGGCAAGTCAGCTGGGTGCTGACAACATCGACCAAGTCTTCGTCATGACTGATCCTTACCGACGCAAGCTGAAGGTGATGGATCAGAATGTGTTCGAGCGGAAGTGGCTACCGCTTGACCTCACAGCAGCGGCAAATCGTGCTAGCGTACCGGATTGGTATTACGTCTTCAATAACTGCATCTACCTCCTCGCGCCCCCACAGGGTGCGATGTCTATCCTCGTCTACTTCCAGAATTATCTCCCCGACATGGTGGCGCTGACAGATACACCTGCTACGCCCTCAATCCTTGACGAGGTGATTCTAGATGCGGCGTTAGTCCGCTGTCACCGCAGAGCGCACGAGTTGCAGCTAGCGGCTGACGCGCAGGCACGGGTGCAGGATGGCATCTTCGCCATGCTGCAGGACGACGTGTGGACGATGAGCGAGCAACAGGAGCGGGTCATACCCGATAACCAGTGGCTGTAAAGTCTTCCGAGATTCCGATTGACCGCGCCACAGTGGAGGGTTGGGCATTGTCTTGGCAGAATAACCACCAGGGCAAGACACTCGCGGAGTACATTCAGCATGAAATCGACAAGATGAACCTCCCAGATGAGATGGTCGATACCACAGGCCATGAAGATCTTACCGATGAAACCCACATCTTCGATATGATCTACATGGACGCAGACTCCTACATTGACCCGAAGTTGGTGAAGGAGATCGAGGAGGGACTTGCCTCAGGTAACTGACACTAAGGAAGTCACCATCGCCACTCAGGGCTTCGCTCAGGGCGTCAATATCCAGGACGCACCGAACCTCCTTACGCCTACGGAGGTTCGCCGCGCGGAGAATGGCCTCTTTGACGAGCGTGGTGGGTTCACCAAGCGGTCAGGTTGTCAGAACCAGGGCACTGTGGGGGCTTCGGGTGATCGCATCCTCAGCACCTACGTGTTCTATCGTGGTGAGGGTGTAATTCCGCACTTTATGATCCACACGAGTGCGGGAGCTGTGTACTACACCACAGACCCAGTCGCTGATCCTACCAACCCCACCCCAGTGTACGTCAACTGGACCCCTGTGGTCGTATCTGGGTTCTCGATCAGTCAGCCCATGTCGTGGGAGACGTTCAACGGCAAATGCTACTTCTGCGACGGCACGCACTACTCCTCGTGGGATGGTACGACATACGCCACGTACCCGAGCGCACCCAAGGGTAAGTATATTCGCCTCTACAAGGACACCATGTGGGTGGCGGGTGTAGCAGGACTACCCGACCGTGTGTACTCTTCGAACCCGGGTGATGCTGAGACGTGGCCTGCCGCGAGTTGGGTCGATATCCGCCACGGTGATGGCGACTCAATCCGTGGGTTGGCGACAGACGGAGTCTACCTAATCGTGGGCAAGCGTAACACGGGGACCATCATCTACGACCCGGCACTGTTCTACAACCGCGTTTTCGACTACGAGAAAGGCATCGAAAGTCATTGGTCCGTCATCCAGCATGAGTCGTCGATCTTCTACCTCACGCGCAGGGGTATTGCTGAATGGCAGGGAGATGCACCCGCAAGCCTCATCTCCTACAAAATCGACCCACTCTTCGACCCTCATATCCTCAACTACAACAACCTGCAGTATGCGTGGGCCTACTCCTTCGGTCAGGTAATCTCCTGGTGCCTCGCTGAGATCGGGTCGACAGTGCCGACGATGCAGGTCAACTACTACCCGCGTCTGGCAGAGCTCACAGCACTGGGCATTCGTGGCTTGGGTCCTTGGAGCATTGACCGAATCCCGGTTCAGTGTGCGTCCGTGTACCGGTACATGGACAAAGTCCGCCTCTACGGCGGGTCGACGACGGCGAACAAGTTCTACTGGGTCTTCGCTGACGGCGTGGGGCAAGACGATGGTACGACCTTCACGGCGATTCTGGAGACAGGGGCGTATGATTTCGGTGCACCCATACTCACGAAATATCTCCGACGTATGCGAATCCTGGGTCGTGGTAGGTTCAATGTCCAGCTGAAGCGCAACTTCCAAAATTCGTTCTACCGATCCTCGACTGTAGACCTTTCGGGGCAACCTGACGTGTGGAATAGCCACGTCTGGAATACCCAGAACTGGGGCCCCGACGCCAACGTCAAGGAAACCACAGTAAATCCAGACGCTTACGCCCGCTTCTTCTCTGTGGTATTCTCAGATACCGACCCCGCTGCAGGTACGATGGTGATTCCGGTCGGCTCGAAGGACTTCTCAAGGCCTACAGGGCAGTGGTCGATCTTGGGTTGCATCCTCGACGGTCAGCTACTAGGAGTGAGGAATACCTAATGGGACTCTACAACATTGTAAACCCGACTCGCCTCGTAGCAGGCCAACCCGAGGACGTTGGAGATGTCCTCTCCAACTTCTACGCAATCCAGGCAGTGCTCAATGGCGGGATCGACGACGCTAACATTCGCTCGACGGCGGCCATACAGCTCAGTAAACTCCTCGGATACCCTAACGATGCGACGCTTGCGCCTCGAGGTGACGGGTCATGGCTGCGTACTGCGCCGACTCGACAGGTCATCACCGCCTCGGGTACCTACACCTTGCCGGTAGGGGTCAAAGCGATCCTCGTTGAGTGTGTTGGTGGTGGTGGGGCAGGTGGAGGTTCAATTGCCATTTCCTCTGGGCAGTTCAGTACGGCCAGCGGAGGTGGAGGTGGTGCCTACGCAGCAAGTTTGATCCAGGCCCCCGCTGCAACTTACGCTGTAGTGATCGGAGCAGGTGGCGCCGCAGCGAGTGGTGCTGCTGGAGGTGCAGGTACTAACACGACTTTCGGCGCCACGATAGTGGTAGCAGATCACGGTTTAGGTGGTATAGTCGCTGCAGTTAACCAAGCTGTCGCCAATGGCGGTGGTGGTGGTGCAGTGTCTAACTGCACTGGGGACCTCCGGCGTAATGGTCAGCCCGGGGGTCCTGGGATCGCTATTGCGGTTAACGTTGCGATCTCCGGCCATGGTGGTACAGCAGGTAATGGTGCTGGCGCTGGTCAAG